GTGGAACAATGAGTGTAGGAAAAACTACACTGGTTAATGCTTTGAAAAATGTGCCTGAATTTAAAGATTATCATTTTGCTACTGAACGTAGTAAATATCTTAATTCATTAGGTATTCCTTTAAATAATGATTCTACACTTAAAGGTCAAAATATATTTTTGGCTGAACGTTGTGCTGAATTAATGAATGAAGATCTTATAACAGATAGAACTGTAGTTGATGTAATGGCATTTACTAAACTTGCTAAATCTATTAGTTATATTGATGGTGATGCTTTTGAAGAATATGCTAAACGTTTTATTAGAGAATATGATTATATTTTCTATATTTCTCCTGAAGGAATAGCTATTGAAGACAATGGGGTTAGAGAAACAGATGAAAAATATAGGAATGAAATTGATTTAACTATTAGACAGTTACTAAATAGATACAAACCTTGGCATCATGTTCTTACAGGTTCAACTGAAGAACGTGTAAAACAAGTACTAAAAGTTTGTTTTGATATTTATTAATGTATGAAAAATCAAATTTTATTAACAGTTTTACTAACCAGTTTATTTTGGGTTTTAGGTTGTTACATGTTTATAGACCTAACTAGACCTAAATGTGTTAATTGTGAAGCTTTAATAAAAGAAAATAATCAAAAATATCAAAACGAACTTAATTCTCTTCATTTATTAACAGATAGTTTAAACCAAGAAGTAACTATAGCTAATTCTAAAACAGATAGCCTCAGAACTTCAATTTCAATTCGTAATAGAGAATTAAACAAATTAAGAAAAAAATATAATGAAACAGTTGCTACTATTGACAGTATGTCTAATGATGAGCTTGCTAAGTTTCTCACAGACAGATATAAATAAAGATTCTTTAATTTGTGTACCACGAAACGTTTTAGTTGAAGTTGTAACTGAATTAAGTTTGTGTGATTTATGTAAAGAAGAAGTAGAATCTCTTAAACAAGATACTACTGAACTTAATGAAATTATATTTTACAGAGACTATATTATTTCAAGAAGAGATGAAGAAATAAAAGCTTATCAGTCTACTTTAGACAGTTGTAACATGTCTCGTGCTAGCTTTGAAGCCCAAAATAAAGTTTTAAATTCTAAATTAGAAGAAGCTCAAGATAAAATAACAACTTATAGAAGAGCAATAGGAGCATTATCACTATTTGCTGTTAGTTTATTTGTGTTAGAAATAAATCCCAAATAAATGAGTGATTTAAAACAAATCATACGAGAAGAATACTTAAAATGTGCCCAAGACCCAGTACATTTTATGAAAAAATATTGTATGATTCAACACCCTCAAAGAGGTAGAGTCAACTTTCATTTATACCCATTTCAAGAAAAAGTTTTACAACTAGTTAGAGATAATAATTATGCTATTATAAATAAATCCCGCCAGCTAGGTATATCAACTCTAACAGCGGGATATTCTCTTTGGTTAATGACTTTTCATAAAGATAAAAATGTACTTTGTATAGCTACTAAGCAAGAAACTGCCAAGAATATGGTGACTAAAGTGCGTTTTATGTATGAGAACCTACCTAGTTGGCTTAAAGTAACAGCCGCGGAAAATAACAGATTATCACTAAGATTAGAAAATGGATCACAAATTAAAGCAGTAGCAGCTTCAAGTGATGCTGGTAGATCTGAAGCAGTTTCACTTCTATTACTTGATGAAGCTGCTTTTATTGAACAAATTGATGAAATTTGGGCTTCTGCTCAACAAACCCTAGCAACTGGTGGTGGATGTATAGCTTTGTCTACTCCATATGGTACTGGTAATTGGTTTCATAGAACCTGGGTTAAAGCTGAAGCCAATGAAAATGAATTTCTCCCTATAAGATTACCTTGGTATGTCCACCCAGAACGAGATCAATCTTGGAGAGATAGACAAGATGAATTATTAGGTAATCCCCGATATGCAGCCCAAGAGTGTGATTGTGACTTTAATACCTCAGGTGATGTTGTTTTTTATTCTGAGTATTTAGAATTTATTGAACAAACAACTGTTAAAGAACCTGTTGAAAAAAGAGGTGTAGATAAAAATTTATGGATTTGGGAACCTGTAGATTATTCAAGATCTTATATGATATCTGCTGATGTTGCTCGAGGAGATGGTAAAGACTATTCTGCTTTTCATATTTTTGATATTGAATCAAATATACAAGTTGGAGAATATAAAGGGCAAATTGGTACTAAAGAATTTGGTCATCTTTTAGTAGGTATAGCTACTGAATATAACAATGCTTTATTAGTTGTTGAAAATGCTAATATAGGTTGGTCTACTATTCAAGTTATTATGGAGAGAGAATATAGAAATTTATATTATTCTCCCAAAACTCAAGAAGTAACAGCTGAAACTTACATGAGAAATTATGAAAATAATCAATCTCAAGTACCTGGTTTTACTATGTCTATGAGAACTCGACCTATGATTATAGGTAAATTTCAAGAATATGTCTCTGATAAAAGTGTAACTGTTCAATCTAAACGACTTCTTCAAGAAATGAGAACTTTTATTTGGAAAAATGGCAGAGCAGAAGCCCAGTCAGGTTATAATGATGACTTGATAATGAGTTTTGGAATTGGTTTATATGTTAGAGATACAGCGCTTAAATTTAGACAACATGGTTTAGACATGGCTAAGGCAACATTAGGAGCTATAACTAAAACCCAAACACCTTATCAAGGAGCATATTTTTCATCAGGACATGACAATCCTTACTCAATGCCTAATGGAGTTGGAGGAAATGAAGATTTTAGGTGGCTTCTTTGAATATTTATTTATATATTAACATACAATGGCTGACACAAGTGTATTTACAAGATTAAAAAGATTATTTTCCACAGATGTGGTTATTCGTAATGTTGGAGGAAATACTCTTAAAGTATTTGACCCCAGTCAAACCCAAGTAGCAGGTCAGGTTAACACTAATTCCTTATATGATAGATACACTCGTCTTCATACTACTAATGCTTCTCCTATATATAATCCAGGACTTAACTATCAAACATTAAGAGTCCAATTATACTCAGATTATGAAGCTATGGACACTGACGCTATTGTAGCTTCAGCTCTTGATATATTAGCTGATGAATGTACTCTTAAAAATGAAATGGGTGATGTTTTAACCATCCAAAGCACAGATGACAAAATTCAAAGAATTTTATATAATTTATTTTATGATGTTCTAAATATTGAATTTAATTTATGGATGTGGACTCGCCAGATGTGTAAGTATGGTGACTTTTTCCTTAAATTAGAAATAGCTGAAAAATTTGGAGTTTATAATGTTATTCCTTATACAGCCTACAATATTATTAGAGAAGAAGGATTTGATAAACATAATAGAGATAAAGTTCAATTTAAATTTGATCCTGATGGTTTAAGTGGAGGTGGAACATTTGGTGGATATTATGGAGGTTTAGTATCACCTAATAGTTCAACTTCTGCAGGACCTAATATGGTTATTTTTGATAATTATGAAATAGCCCACTTTAGACTTTTATCAGATGTTAGTTATTTACCATATGGTAGAAGTTATATCGAACCCGCCCGTAAGTTGTTTAAACAATATACACTTATGGAGGATGCTATGTTAGTCCATAGAATAGTTAGAGCCCCAGAAAAACGTATATTCTACATTAATATAGGTAACATTAACCCAGCTGAGGTAGATGGATTTATGCAAAAGACCATCTCTAAAATGAAGCGTACTCCATATATTGACCAACAAACAGGAGATTATAATTTAAAGTTCAACATGCAAAACATGCTTGAAGATTTCTTTATACCTGTAAGAGGAGGAGATTCTAATACTAAAATTGATACTTTAGCTGGTTTACAATATGATGGTATTACTGATGTTGTTTATTTAAGAGATAAATTATTTGCCGCTTTAAAAGTACCTAAAGCTTTTATGGGATATGAAGAAAAACTTGAAGGAAAAGCAACATTAGCAGCCCAAGATATTAGATTTGCTCGTACTATAGATAGAATCCAACGAATTATCTTATCAGAGTTATACAAAATAGCAGTTGTACATCTATATGCTCAAGGATATGATGGTGAGTCATTAACAAATTTTGAATTAGGATTAACTACTCCTTCAATTATCTATGATCAAGAAAGAGTAGCTTTAATGAAAGAAAAAGTTGATTTAGCTGTTCAAGTTTTAGACAATAAACTTTTACCTTCTGATTGGATTTATGACCATTTGTTCCATTTTAGTGAAGACCAGTATGCTGAGTATAGAGATTTAATTAGAGAAGATGTAAAACGTAAATTTAGATTAAATCAAATTGAAAATGAGGGTAATGACCCATTAGAATCTGGTAAATCATATGGTACTCCTCATGACTTAGCATCACTATATGGTCAAGGTAGATATAACACTAACGACGAAGTACCAGCAGGATATAATGAAAAAGCTGAGTTAGGCAGACCTAAAGAAAGAGCTTCTATAATAGGTACTCAACAAGATGCTTTTGGTAAAGATAGATTAGGTGTTCTTAGAATGAAAGACCAAGACAAAAACAGCTCAGACTCATTAAGACCTACATATAAGGGTGGATCCCCATTAGCCTTAGAAGCAAAAGCTGTTTATCTTAGAAATAAAGATTCCC